ACACTCTGTTTATGAGTCTTTAAATAAAAAGATTTTTGATATTAAATTCATAGTAGATTTAGATTTAAGGTCAAGCGGATTAAGTTTAGGTAAAAAATCATTTATGAATATTGAAATTAATTTCTTCATGTTAGAAGAAAATCTCGATTTTAAATCAAAACAAATTAAAGATTCATTAATAAAAATAACAAACCAAATCTTCATTGATAACTTTAATGAGAATAATTATTTTAAATTTTATCTAACTAAAAAAGTCAAATACGTTGATGATATGTTACAAACCGAAAATGTTTAATATTTATTATTAAAACATTTATAATGAGTTTAAAAATATTACAACCAAACGAATCAGGAAAAGGTATATTAGTTGAATACGATGCAGGGTATATTAACCCAAATGATAATCGTAACGAAACTTTAATAAGAGAATCAAATGAAATGCTTGACCATTCAAAACCATTTGAATTTTATGCCGTATTACAAAAATATGATACACCAAATAGGAATGGTAGATTATATCCTGAAAGAATATTAAAAAGAGAGGCTGAAAATTATAAGAAAATGATTAAAAAGGGAACTGCTCTATCTGAGTTAAATCACCCGGAATCATCTCTTATAGATTTAGATAGAGTATCTCACGCAATCACTGATGTATGGTGGGAAGGTAATGTCCTAATGGGGAAGATTAAATTATTGACATCACCTGGATACCATGAAAGAGGTATATGTTCAACCAAAGGTGATTTGGCGGCTAACTATTTAAGACAAGGAGTTACGTTGGGTATATCCTCAAGAGGTGTGGGGTCACTTAAAAAAATTGGTGAACAAAACGAAGTACAAGATGATTTTGAATTAATCTGTTTTGATTTAGTATCATCACCTTCAACTCCGGGAGCATATCTATTCTTAAATAAAGATGATAAACATCTTTATGATGAAAACTTGGAAGAAGAGAAAAAAATGAGTGTTGAAAGACATGTTGGCGATTCAGGTAATAAATCACTTGACTTAATGAAAAAATTAAACGATTATTTAGGATATTAAACTAAACAGAAAAAAATTATGGACGAAAAGTATTTCATTGCAAAAATTACATTAGACTCAGTTGATACAGAGTCAGGAAAGATTAAAAAATTAAGAGAAGAAAAATTAGTTAGTGGTTATAACCCAACTGATGTAGAGGCGAAAGTTACCAAAGTTTTTGAACACTACACTATGGAATGGAGAATAACTGCAATTGTTGAAAGTAAAATTGATGAAGTGATAGAATAATAATTTATATTCAATAATTAATTAAGGAGACAGAAATGTCTCCTTTTTTTGTGCTTTTATTTTTTTGGTAATATTTATGATTATAATAAAAACCTATTATGAAATTAGTTAAAATTAAACTTTTTTCATAATAGGAGATATTTATATATTAAAATAACTTAAACACAAATGGCAAAAGAAAAATCTTTAGTTGAAGAAGCTATCATCCAAATGAAAAATTTGGAAGAAGCGGTAGCTGAAAATGCAAAAGGAATACTTGCTTCGACAATGTCGCAAGAAATCAAAGAACTAGTAAAAGAATCTCTTACAGAACAAGAAGAAGAAGAGGTTGACACTGAGGTTGACATGGATGACATGGATATGGATACTGATATGGACGATACAGAAATGGACGACGTAGATGTTGATGTTGATATGGAAGACGACATGGATACTGATAATTTTGATATGGATATGGATGATGAAGACGACACCATAGACCTTACTGACGTAGATGACGATGAGGAAATCTTACGTGTATTCCAATTGATGGGGCCTGAAGATAATATTGTTGTTACCAAAGATGATTCTGGTAACATCAGTTTAAAAGACGAGGAGAACAACAAAGAATACATGATTGTTGGTGAAGGAGAAGACGAAGAAATGTTTGAACAATTTGACGACGAATTCGAATTTGAAGACGAAGAAGAAGAGGACGAAGATATGGATTCTGAAGGTATCGAAGATATTATCTCTAGAGTATTTGATAACGACGACGAAGATTCAGAAATGGATGAAGAGTGGGGCGGAAACAAACACGATTTTAAAAGACGTGATGGTCACAAAATTGGTGATGTTGATGGACACTTTAAAGACTTTGAATCTGAATTCGGAGAAAGTGATGAAATGGAATTTGACGAAGAAGAAGAAATGGACGACGAAGAAATCGTATATGAAATTTCTTTTGACGATGAAGAAGATATGGAAATCGAAGAACAAGATGACATGGATATGGACATGGAAGATGAAACAATGATGGAATCTAAAATGACTGTAAAACCAAAAGGCACCGGAATGGGAAGTCCAAAATTCAAGTATGATGCAAAACCAAACCAAGGAACAGGATTCAAAACAAAAATGAAAGAAGGTCCTAAAACTATGGGAACAGGTAAAGCTAAATTTGAATATAAAGAAGGTGAAAATCTTGAAGGAAAAATGAAATCTGTTAAAAAAACAGAGACAAAAGAGCAAGTTAAAAAAGTTGCTAATACTACTAAAAAAGTTGAACCAAAAGAGGCTTCTCGTACATTAGGTAATGGAAGTAATTTCAGAAGAGGTGGTTTGCCAAAACCAAGAGCACACTCATCTTTTAATACCGCAATTAAGGAGAATACTAATACAAATGAATTAAGAGTTCTTAGAGAAAAAAATGAAGAATACAGAAAAGCTCTTAATGTATTTAGAAATAAATTGAATGAAGTTGCAGTGTTTAACTCAAACTTAGCTTACGCTACTCGTTTGTTTACAGAGCATTCAACATCAAAACAAGAAAAAATAAATATATTAAGAAGATTTGATGGTGTTGAAAACATTAAAGAATCTAAAAACTTATACAAAGTCATTAAAGATGAACTTACAGGAACTACTTCTCAACCTATGAATGAATCATTAGAGAGAACAATTGCTAAAGCACCTTCAACAGGTTCTGCAATTAATCTAATAGAATCTAAAACATATGAGAATCCACAGTTCTTGAGAATGAAAGATTTAATGTCAAAATTAAAATAAAAATAAACTAAAAAATTAATAAAAACCAAAAAAATGGGAGCATTATTAGAATCAGGTCTAGTTGGTAACATCGGGTTAAAACACCTTAAAGTTATTAAAGAAGACACAATTAATAAATGGGACAAATTAGGATTTCTAGAAGGTCTTAAAGGTCACTTAAGAGAAAACGTAGCTCAGTTATATGAGAACCAAGCGTCTTTCTTAATAAACGAAGCAACTTCTGACGGGTCTTCAGGTTCATTCGAAACTGTTGTATTCCCTATCGTAAGAAGAGTATTCTCTAAATTATTAGCGAATGACATCGTTTCTGTACAAGCTATGAACTTACCAATCGGTAAATTATTCTACTTTGTACCAAAAATCCAAGGATATAAAGATGGTATTGCTGGTCAATATTCAGGTGAGCACTATGCACCTGTTGGAGCACCAGGTAACTACAATGACGGAACATTACCTTCACCTAATGGTACAGGTGGTAATCCAAATGCAGGTTACACTACAGGTTCAGGAACTTATAACCCTGTGTATGAAAAAAATCTTTACGATTTATTCTACGAAGGTAATGAACCAAGTTTAGACCCACCAGGATTATTTGATTATTCAAAAGGTCGTTGGTCAGCTATCACTGCTACAACAACAATTCAAAAATGGACTGATGGTGTTTTAGTTGATGCTGTTATTTCAGGAACAACTGATGGTGCAACAACTATCGCGTCAGGTAACACAAGAAAAGTTATCGTTAAAATGTGTGGTTTTGCTGACACAGGTGCAGGAAAATTAATTGGTCCTGATGGTAATGAAATGGATACAGAATCATTCTTATCTGATTTAATTATCTATACAGGAAATGGTTTAACAGTTGCTGCAGGTTCACCATGTACCGTTGCTACAGGAGCTTTATTATTTAGAGTTGTAACTCAAATATATGGTAGAGGTATTGTGAAATATGGTAATACTACTCAAACTTACTTCCCTTCAGGTAATCCAGCGGGTACAGCATCTAATACAGGTAACGGTGGTTCATTCAAAAATGTTTGTGATGCTGATGGTTGTATTTGGTTAGAAGTTGATTTATCTTGTCCGGTATGTGCTGATTGTAATTCTACATCTTTAGATGGTTACACAGGTACTACTATTTCTCAAGCATTATCAACTACTTCATTCGCAGCGGCTTTCAGACGTTACGAAGAATTAGAATTTGAAGATAAAATCGGTGAGGTTTCTTTCGATTTAGATTCAGTTACTGTATCTGTTACAGAAAGAAAATTAAGAGCACAATGGTCTCCTGAGTTAGCTCAAGACGTTGCGGCTTTCCACAACATCGATGCTGAAGCTGAATTAACAGCTTTATTATCTGAGCAAGTTGCGGCTGAAATCGACCGTGAAATCTTAAGAGATTTACGTAAAGGTGCGGCATGGAACTTACGTTGGGATTACAATGGTTGGAGAAGAATTTCTCAAACAACTTCTTATACTCAAAAAGATTGGAATCAAACATTAATTACAGCAATCAACCAATTGTCTGCACAAATCCACAAATCTACATTAAGAGGTGGAGCAAACTGGATTGTTGTTTCTTCTGAGGTTTCAGCTATCTTTGATGATTTAGAGTACTTCCACGTATCTAACGCGTCTCCAGAACAAGACCAATACAACATGGGTATTGAAAGAGTTGGAACATTAGCAGGTCGTTACCAAGTTTACCGTGACCCTTACTTCCCAGCTAACCAAGTGTTAATTGGACACAAAGGAACATCATTGTTAGACACAGGTTACATCTACGCTCCGTATGTACCATTACAATTAACTCCAACAATGTACAACCCATTCAACTTTACACCTATTAAAGGTATTATGACACGTTACGCTAAGAAAATGGTTAACAACCGTTTCTACGGACGTATCACAGTTGATGGTGTTAGAACATTCGATTTAAGAGAATTGAGATAATCAAAAATCTTAAAATATTTAACAAAAAGGGACTATATGTCCCTTTTTTTATGTTTATACCATAAAGTTTTTTAAATAACCAAGTATTTATGATAAAAGAAAATTATGAAAAATTTATTTGATATATCAAGTGAAGAAAAAAATAGAATTTTAAATCTTCACGAGAATGCAACAAAAAATCAATATTTAATATCGGAACAGTCTGGTCAACAATCCGGAGGAGTTTCAAAAACGTCAACAACTTCAAAAACATCATTTCCAAAACAAAATATAGGTAATCAATTTAAGTTTGGTGAATATCAATCAGATGTTGTTAAAAATTCTATATCATCTTTAAAACCTAAAATTGAAGAATTTATTAAAAATAATGGTGGTAAAAAATTTGTTGTAAACATTAGTGCCGGTGAATCAAATGTTACAAATCCAAAAGGTTTTGAAGAAAAAGGTAGTTTAGCATTGGCAAGAGCAAATTCTGTTAAACAATATTTCCAAGAATTATTTCCGGATTTAATTAAAAATAAAACATTAATAATTAAAAGCCCTGATAATGTTAGTCAAGTTGTTATTGGTAAAACACCATATGATAAAACAAAAGGTGATAATAAAAACCCTGAAAAGATTAAACAATATAAACAAGAACAATTTGTTACATTTGATATTCAAGGTTCAGGTGAAGTAGAAAATATTGAAAATATATGTGATTGGGAGGTGGCTATTACCGGTAAAACAGGTGATATTAGTAAAAATTATGTAACAGCTGACGCTAAATTACAAGGTAAAGGGGCATTAAATTTTGGGACTGGTAGTATTCCGGATAGGATGATTATTAAAAACAATAAAGGTGTTATTACTCAAGATACAGGATATGTAACCACAGCACCCCATAAATATGGATATTTTAAATACGTTCCATTATATGTTGCAGAATTAACTAAATTGAATAAAACAATTTCTGTTAGTGGCGATAAAATACTAACAATCCAAGTTAAAAGTTTTGAGGATTTAATGAAAAAAATATTATTACCTAATGTCAATGTAATTCCTGAAGATTCGGTGCTTATAGATATGGGACAAACTGAAATTTTTAATGGTGTTGAAAATTTAAAAGAATTGTATAGACAAGGTGCTAGAGAATTTGTTATTTATGATATAAAAACATCATCAGTTATAATTCCGTTTAATAGTAACATGGGAGATTCAAACGTAATTGTTTACTCTCCGGTTGGTAAAACAGGTTATAGTTTAAGTGGAAAATGTTAATCTTTTTTAACTTTTTCTTGTTTAATGATTTTATAAACTAACTCACCATTTTTGGAATAACCAATAGATGTTGTTATAACACCATTTAATCTTTCAACTTTAATTGAGCAAATTTTCACTTTATAAACTTTTGATAGTGAATCTAAATAGACGTTGGCTTCTTTGTCAATGTCTTTTTCTTTTGGTTTAGTTTGTCCAAATGATAATGTTCCAATAAGTAATACTGATAGTAAAAATAATTTTTTCATAATGTTTATATTTTATTTTACAAATGTAATACCTTTTTATTTATTCCACAACATTTTTTTCAACTTTATTTAAAGTTCTAATTGATTTTGAAATAATTTCAGATTCCCCCAATGAGAACACACCTGAATGAAATGCAAAGTTAACGGCTTGAGTTAACATATAAATCGATTGTTCTTTATCCATTGTTGATAGTAGGACATCTAAATGGTCTTCGTTGTATAGTGGTATTGTATTGAATAATTTTCCGAATAGTTCTTGTTGTTGTTCCATAATTAAAATTTTGTATATTTATAAGTATATGAATAAAAATAACAAAAAACAAATTAAAGAAGCTACAAGTACGGGTGGTTCGGGTTCTGTTAGAGTTCCGATGAGTCCTGGTGTTAGATTATTCAATAAAGAACAATTACAACCTTTTATTGTCCCAACGTCAAAATACGATAACGCAGAATTGGCGTTTGATAGTTATGATGGTGAAATGGATACACCAAAATCTAAAATAGGTAAATTGGAAAGGGAAGCTAGAAAAATTGCTAAATACGTAAAAAAACATCCTGAACAGAATGATGAAGAGGGTGGGGTGATTAATCAAACACCCGGTAAAGGGAAAAAGATTGTCCCTATTACATCAGAATGGGTTGAGATAACCAAAGATACTATTTTAGAAGATGTTGTCTCAAATGTCCCAAAAACTACCTCAAAAAATGAATCATTAAGAGATATAATTAAAAAGGTCTTAAAAGAAGAATATAAAAAAACCCTTACTCGATAGTAGGGGTTTTTGATTTAATTAATATTTTATTCTTTAACTTTGATAACGAGTGTTCGACTTGAGATTTCATTTGTTCAATTCTTCTCATACGATTTTCTTGAACCCTATTGTCAAACATCTTAACCATTTTTTTCCAATCTCTATCGGTCATGGAAATATTACTATAATAACAAACGTGATTAATGATTGTTATTTTTTTATTGTCTAATACCACAAACACCCCCAATTTTTTATTTTCAATAATTCTATGTGAAGATAAAGGGGCTATTTCATAAATAGAATTTGGGTGTTTTAATGCGTTACGAAAAATAAACATACAATCTTTCATATCCGCTAACTTGCCAGGGTCAACAACATCATAAATTATTTGGAACTCCAATAATTTTTTTCTAACCGCTCTACGTTTTAATTTTCGTTTTATGTATTTTATCATGGTTGTTTTTTTAACTCTACAAAGATACACATATTTTTTTAATTACCAAACATAACAAAAAAATAATGTATTATTTTACTTTTTATTTTTTTTCTGTTATACTTATCAAAGTAAATTAGAAACAATGAATAACGTATATAGTTACACATTTAACGAGAAATAACAAAAGTCCCTAGGCTAATAG